AGTGGCAGAAGTCCCGGAGTTCGCCGTTATGGTAAACTCTTTCAACTTCGTGCTTGTCGCCTTGGTCTCAGGATGTACGGCGTACACGGCAGCGAAGTAGAAAATATCGCCTATCAGATACGTCCCAGCACCGGCATCCGTGGTAACCGAAGTCGACCCTTCAGCTATCGTGCCAGTGTCATTGACAAGATAGTCGCCAGTGCCGTCATCAGTCCCCGACGTATGCTGCGGCCACATTGAGTTTTCCATAATTTCGGAGAACCCGAATGTGTTCGAAGCCACGCGGCCTTCCTTGTAGTTTTTGCCTACATTCGTTCGGTCATTGTAGAGACCTTTTAAGGCTTCAACCAAGTCAAGGTTGTCCTGAGTCGACAGATTTAAGCAACGACCGTCGTATGGTGCCAGATTATCCGTCAGCACCTTCGATGATGTCATCACATCGCTTGATGTAATTGTCGCACCTACATCCGTGACGTGGTTATAGACGTCCTTATACATGGACATGGCATCGGATTCGATATTAGCAGCCAACACACTCATTGCTGGTTCTAATATTCTTGAGCCGAAGTCGTCTATATCCAGTGACAAATCGTCACTTGTCCAGGTCGTATCGACGCCCTTCTGGGTCGCCACTTGAAGGGTCACGCTCGACTCCACGACATCTTGTGAAGAGAGTGCAGCCCCGGATCTTACGGTGTATTGATTGGGAAGCCTGATCTTCAGACTGTCGCCGATCTTTGCACCGCTCTTTCCAAAAGACGAATCATATGCACGATTGATCGTGCCTACGAAGTTCAGCTTCTGGTGCAGTATACGAAGGGCTTCCCTCGTAACTGAGGTCGCTGTTAGTGTTGTATTAGCCATATTATCCTCTAGCTATTTGCGCCTCCCGGCGTTTCATCCATTCGTCTATACTTAGATTGTCATGCAAGCCTGTTTTCACCGTTCTCTTTGGTGTCACTCGTGTAGCTTGCGGGACAGGTTCAGACTTCTTGGGTTTCTTGCCGGACTGCTTCTGTTGAAGTTCGTCAAACAGTCGGGCTTTATTTAAGACCCCTATCAAGATAGGATCGTACAACGTCCCGGCCAGTTGACTCTCGGATAGGCCGCTTTTTATCCCAAACTCAAAAACAGCCTTCTCGGTTTCCGAACTCCAGTTAGGGACCGCCCTCTCTACCTTTGCACGATTTTGCTCAACAAGTTTTTCGTTTTCAGCATAGATCTGTTGTTGAGTTTCGGCGTGTAGAGATTGCAGCTTCCCCTGAGCTTGCATTCGTTGTTCCCGTAACGCACCCATCTGTATTTGCGCTTGCTGCGCGGCATTCGGGTCTTGGGAGGCCCATGTATGCCAGTCTGTCTCGTTGTATTGAGCTAGTTGCTGGTCAAGTATGCCGAGTTGGGTGTAAGCCTCAGTGTGGGCGGTCTGCAACTGAATGGCTTCCTGGAATTTCTGTCTATCAGTTTCCAGATCCTTCCGCTGTTCCGCCATCTCCTGAGTCTTGGTCGTGTAATCCTTATTTTTAAGGAATGCCTCTTTGAGTTCCGGGGGTATATTATATTCTTGCCCCTCGTATTCTACAGTCTCCACTTCAGGGGACGGGTCGGTTTGCTCTTCCGAGTCCTCATCGTCCTCTTCAATTGACTCCTGTTTGGCAGCTACCTCGCTTTCTTCTTCGGTCTCTACCTCTTGGGGTTCGTTCTCGTCCCCTTCAACGATTCCCTCATCGGGTTGTTCGTCAGCCATAATTTACCTCATGGGTTGTGGTTTCGACTTCCTTCAGGGCTGGTCGGTATACCTCCGACTTCCTTTAGGGCTGGTCGAGTTACCCTCGGAAAGGGTAATTAATGACAGGCCCGTAACTTTGGGCCTGTGCTAAATCTTTCTGTATCTCCGCTTGGGCTTCCATCCTGTCGGTTTCAGCCTCGAATTGATCTATGCCCACCTTCTGTCTGTCGAGGTTGAGCTTCTCCTTGTCGATCTGGACCTTGGCGGCGTCTACCTGTTGGTCGCCCTCCAGTTTCCTGATGTGGTCTATCGCCATTTGTAACTGCGCTTGCAGGGCGGCTTTCTCCGGGTCTTCAGGCTGACCTTGTGTTAACTTCTCCAGTCTCTTGGCTATCTCGTCGGCTCCAGGCCAATCGAGATGCTTGGCGAATATATCCCCAATTATAGGCGCGGCGTCTGGATATACCCTGAGTAGTTCCATCATCTGAGTGGCGGCCTCTTCGCGTCTTGTCGTAAAGCTCGGCCCGCTTCTGACTACCAGGTCATATTTACCTTTCGTCAGATCGTATATTCTGGCCTTCTGTTGACCCATTTCGTCCATGACCGGCTGGCCTTCCTGCATCATGGGGATCTCCTGGTTGATCTGGACGTTCTCTGCCTTGTCGTCTTCACCCAGAACCCTGACCACTCTCTCGCCGCTGTAAACATGAGGAATCAGGTCAAGTATTATCTTCCCGGCGTGTTGGATGGCCTTGTTGAGATTGTCGATAAAGTGAAAGGTTGAAATATCCCCTTCCCTCTGTCTCGCTAGAATCGCACGGCCTGATTGCTCATTCGACCTCGCGCCTAAAGAAGCGTCGTGCATTCCTATCACGGACTTCATGTCGTCTGAAGCGTTGAGGGCTTCCTGTAAGGCTCCAGCCGGTGGCCCTGCGAATGATTGTCTCTGAGGCGCTACTTGCCCATCATACTGTAAGTAAGGATGGGAGTCGGTGTTAGCCGTCGCCCACTTATCCCCGTCCTCATCGAACGCACCTACCGGCCCAATGAATGGCGCTTTGGGAGCCAGGGCCACTAACTCAGTCGAGGCCGTCCTCCAGTAATTATAGATCCTCTGCGGGTCTTTCGCGTCCCTGATAAGGGATTTAAAGTGTCTCTTTCCCTCAACCCAACTCTCCTCGCCGTAGACTGGGATAATGGGAATATACATCCCCGGCCAGTCAATCTCTTCTAATACTTCCTGACCGCTTAAAGTATATCTCTTGACCTTCCAGGACCTAACCGTCCGGGAGTTCTCTACGACTATTTGAGATACGTCGAAATAGTCCCTGTTCTTTTCATAGACCTCCTCGTCTATCACCTGTCCGTCGCTCAGGAGAACGATAGGCCGGTCTTCCTCTGTCCGCTTCCAGTAGTCTGAGACCCTTACTGAGTCCCCTGTGATCCAGTCCATGTCTTTCGCGGACTCGAAGTCGGCATCCCAATCTATTTTCTCAGCGTCTGGGAATTCCTTCTCGAACTCGGCATGGCTCATTATATCCGAGACAAACCCTATATTCCAATCGCTGCTATCTATCGCCGTACTTCTTGGGTCGCCGTGTATGGTAAACGGATTGGCTATCCTCTTAATTAAAATATCCTGTTCAAACGTATCATTGAAGGCGAAATCCACGTCGATGATAAAATAGCCAAACCCCCCAGTGACCGCATCGCTCATCGCCGTATCGTAGGCAGCGTCGGCGTTACTCTGAACCTGTATATTCCTTAGGAGACCATTGAGTATCTCCGCACAGTCTACGTCTGCCTTATCATCCACGGGGAACACTTTAACACTCGGCGTATTCAGTCGGGCGTCGTTGGCTACTTGTCTAATGAACGCGGGCATACGATTGATCGTCAGAACGGGTCTGCCTTCCCGGCTGCGCTTACTTCGATCGGCCTCGTCCCATTGCTCACCCAGACGGGCAAACCTTATGTCGCTCTCGGCGGCCTCGCGATTCTCCGACTCCGCTTCCTGGCATGTCTCGAATGCCTCAAGTGCTTCTTTTACGATGTCGTCCATTATCCCATCCAAGACCCGCCCACATTATTGCGGTGGTCTACTTTAGGTTTCTGTCTATTTAGCTTGGGGAATAGCTCGGTAAATGCCCATACCATCGCGTCCACTCTGTCGGGCGAACCGTCACCCTGATACCCTGAAGACGTCATCTGACAGAGTTGTGTTTCCAACTGGTCGAATGTCCCGGCATGTGATATTCTCCCCAACTGGTAGAGAGCCGAGATAGGCTCCGCTCGGACATGTTTGCCACGAGTCGCAACCACTTCTAAAATTCTAATTCCCGGTCTAACGCTTTCCAATGTGTGGCGACACATGTCACCACCCTGATTCCGTTCTATCACGATCGCATCTGCGCTATGCTTATCGTAGGCCGCTATTGTCTGTTCCGCCCACTGCTTCGGCGAACCGTGCCTGGATAGATCGTCCAGAACGTAGCCCCTTTGATCCTCGCCTACACCACAGACTATAATTCCATGTTCGTCTGAGCCGTCCGTATCGCTCACCGCTGGGTCTACAGCTACCACTATGCGGGTCATTTCAGGCGGGTCTTTTCTCCTGCCCGAATGCAGCGTTGCTCGATCCCAAATTGCCGCACGGACATTTGGCTCGTAGTCACCCAGCCATATATGAGCGTATCTATCGCGTTTGAACTCCTCGTCGTAAACCCGCTCTGCTTCCAGTTCCTTTGGGAAGAAAGGGTTGCCCTCGTAATTTACCTTTACCACGCCGGCGTTGGGCGGCGGTGTTTCCGACCTGAAGAACTTATCCACTGGGTCATTTGAATTTCTGGGGTTCCAGCTAAACCATATCTCCGATTTATCTTTCCTTATCGTCGGCCTGAGAAACTCCAGGGATCGCTCCGACAGGGTCTGTGATTCTTCCACCCAGGCAACGTCCATATCATGTAATGATTTTATGCTCTCGGCGTTGTAGTCCTGCATACCCTGGAATATGACAATACCGCCGCCGGGAGTTTCAATCTCGTCGTGCAATATCCTGAAGTCCTTCTCGACCCCCATATCCCTGATCTTGTCCTCTACCAGTTTCTTGACTGATTCCCTTAGTGTCTTTTGAACCTCCCGAACACATACAATCCTGGTTCCGGGGTCCATCACGCACTTCTCGACGGCAAGCTCCGCAAAGAAATGGCTCTTGCCCGAACCTCTCCCACCCCATGCACCCTTGTAGCGTATAGGCGGGAGTAGTTCCTCAAACGCTCTAGGTGTTGGTATTTGAAGGGTCGACAATGATCCGCTCTATCTTGTTCACCGATATATTGGTGTCTATCTGCTGGGTTTCCTTCCATCCCATTTGTGTCTTGGCCCAGAATATCGCAGCGGACGTATCACCGGCCATTGCCTTGTTAAACAACGCCCCGCCTACCTTCGCATTGGCCTTGATCTTCGAGGTGTCCAGTTCCCGCCTGAAATGCTTGCGTAAGGTCTTGTCGTCTATCCCGTCTCTTACAACCAGGGCTATGCTTTCCTGCGGGATACCTACAGCGCACATTTGCTCGACCAGTTTACGCTCTTCGTCGGTCGGCTTAAATACGGGGTTCCCGTTGGGTTTACCTGTGGCTTTGCGTCCT